GCTGGATTGTCCGACCAAGCGGTTGCACTTGATCGCGGATCATAAACTTTTTTGCCTTTTATAACCGCCGTAATTTGGGGCAAGCCGTTTGGAAATTTATCTGCATCATAAGTGAATTTGCAGTACAAATACGCAATTCCGCGCAACCTGTGATCAGCGGTCCAATCTGTGACTGCGCTGACCAGCCCTGCGTCTGCTGATTGATCAGCCGCGCCAAGGTGCGTTTTAATGTTAATAAACCCGTTGTATCTTGATGGGCTTGTGACGTTTCCACTACCGTCAACCGTTGCAGCCTCGTCGTTGATGTAAATCGTCTCAAATTCTTCGATTTCATGCCCCGCAAATCCAAGCACGCGGTGCAGAAATTTATTGTCGCCGCCCGTTGTGTGATCAAACAAGCGCGCGCCACCAACCCGCATTTTTCCATAGATAATTTGATGATCAAGTGCTGATCCCGACGCAGTCACAGTGTAACCGCGATTTGAAGCCTCGCCAGTGCTTGCCGCGCCCGTTGCGGCTGCGTTTCCAAATTTTGGTTTTGGCGACAGCGCAGACAATACAAAACTTGTTACCACGCTTCGTATGATCATGCCGACCAGTTTGGTTTGTATAAAATGAACCGCCGCAGCTTTGAAGCCAGCAACCGAAAAAACCGTTGCAGTGACTGCCATTATACATCACCCAAAAATTTAGTATAAACTCGCTCAGCCTGTTCAAACCCAAGCCGTTCAAGTAACAAGTCAAATGGGCGATGAACTTTTGTGTTGATTGCCATTACACTCACCCCATCTTCCCGCAAACACCGCTCTGCAAATTTAATCAATCCAAGACCAGCCCAGCCACGCCGCGCGATTGGCGATAAATAAAGCACATCATTTGCCGCAAAAACGTGATCTTGGTAATGCGGGTTTCGAGCATTAACCGTTACGAAATAACCGACCAGTTCGCCCTTTAACCGCGCAGTAAAGATTGACAATTGCCCCGACGCTTCAAGCGCTTCATAAGCATTCCAATTTGGATTGAGTTTGATCTTGCTTTTGTGCATAGCAATTTCTTGCCAGTGTTGTTCGATCAAAACCTGTGCTTCTGATCTGCATTGAATTAAAAATTCTTGCGCAAATTTAACTTGCACTACGACCCCAGACAATCTCCTTGTCTTGCAAATCTTCGACAAAATCCAAACCAAGATCACCCGGGTAAATTGACTTTTGATAAGCACTGGTAAATCGTGAAGTGCGCGCGCGCTCCAAATCAATCAATTTGTTCTCAACAGCCAGTTCAATCGTTGACGATTCAACATCTTCTTGAATGTTCATTTGATCCATGTAACCCGAAAAAATCTTGAGCAGGCTGGTTTGCGCGCTGTCTGGGTTAATACCAAAATAAAGATTGCATACGCGGCCCTGATACGGCTCGGTTAGTGCTAAGGCGATGATCTCTGTTGGCACGCCCGACATGCTTAAAACAGCACCCCTAACGCCCAAATCCGAAGTTTCTTCAACGGCTGAAACGTTAAGAAGTGATCCAGCACCAGCCCAATCATTGCCCTCATATGAAAGCGTTCCAAGACCCGTCCACAAACGCAAAACTTTGCTGCCATCAAATAACAATTCGACAGCAAAAAACGGCTTTATGACGTCATCGTCAAGCGCGTTTAATATTGCAGTGCTAATATCGCGGCTCATCTAAATTGCCTCAACGCAGGCGAAGGTAATTCCATAAACTGCCATCTCGTTTATGTTCCAGACAGTTTCATTTGTCTGAAGTCGAAATATTCCTTTTGTTGATTGCACAGTCACCGCCGCGTCATTCGCAATCGACGTGCGAACATTCGGCCAGACATCAACAGTTATTTGACCTGTGCCATTTGTGTTTGCATCGGCCAAAACTTTGAAAAGTTGTTGCGTCGGGCCTGTTCCGATTTGCAAATAATCGCCAGCTTTTAAATAGCCAGTTTGGTTTTGAACGCCGCCATCCATTACGATTTCTGAGCCGCTTGTAAGCGCGCCATTTATTGAGATGTTGTCTGCATTGCGCGCAGAGCCGCGAGGCGTTGATGCCATTGGGTCACCAAGATTAAAGGTGCCGACTTGACCACGCAATGCAATTAAAAAAGAAATCCATTCTTCAGCGGCTGCGCGTTTCATTGCAGGCAAGGTGACGGTCGCTTGCCACATTTTGCCTGCAAATTCTCGCGCCTGTCCTGCGAATGTAAATGGCGATCTGCTATAGCTGACTGCGTTTGTTGCGGTCAATTCAATTGATCTGATATTGGTGACGGTCGGCATTGCCAGCGGGTAAGATATGGTCATGCCATTGCCCTCCCAAATGATCCACCGCGTCGCTTGGCATCCAAAACAGCCGCCTTTGCGTTATCTGCGATTTGCGGCATCATGCCCTTAATCTCGGCTCGCACAGTCTGTTGCACGCCTGTGCTGATGTTGATGTTCTGAACGACCGTGACAGCATCGCCACCGCCAGCCATGCGTGTTTGCGCGGGTGATAATATTCTGCCGTTCTGCGCAGGCACAAATAATTCACGCCCACTTTCGCCTGTCATGTAAGCGTTGCCGCCCTGCACGCTGCCACCGCCTGCGCGTGTGCCTGACAGCACAGAACTTAAAAACCCGCCAACGCCGCCGCCCATTGCCGACTTTGCCGCGTTGACCATTTCTTGCACGACCAGAACGCGATACAAGTCACTTACGATTTGCGCGGTCATTGATTTGAACGCGTCTTTCAGGCTCATTGTGCCGCTGACCAACCCCATCATGCTGCTCTCAATACTGCTTTCAACAGTCTCAAAAACAGATGCAAACTTGCTGGCCTCGCGCCGCGCTTTTTGCATTTCTTGACGTGCTTGGTCTATCAACACATTCGACTGATCTTGCGAAATTCTGCCGCTGTCTAATTCTGCGTTTATAATGCCAAGCTGCTCGGCATATGCAATCGTTGCGTCAACCGCTGGATTAAGCGACCGCACCAAATCCTCATATGCTTGCATTTGGGCTTTGACTTTATCCGTGCCACCGCCGCCAGTTGTATTAGTAAACTGTATTCCACTGAAGCCATTTTTATCTGGCATTGGCGACGGGTTTAAATTTGGACCGTCACCGGGTGAAATTGTTTCTCGATACGGGCCTTTGTTTGTTTTGCCATCTGAAGTCTTATCTTTGCGATTTCCATCAAGATACTTATCTGCCGATTCTTGCAAAATGCCATCAACAGCGCCTGCACGCGGCATGCGTATATCAGTGTCGCCTCGCAATTGACCAAGTACGTCGCCAATGACTGCCGCGCCACTTGCTGCAGATGACAATACGCCCAATAATTTTTCAATCGCTGGGATGCCTGTGTTGATTATGAAGTCAGTTAAATTCTCCAACTCATCCTGATTGTTGATCAGCATGTTTGTAAAACTGCTTTGAATAGTCGTGCCAAGCACATCTAATTTTGCGTCAAGTGCCGCCGCGCCTGCAACAGTTTCATTTGACATAATTGCGCCAGCGTCTCGCGCTTGCTTGCCGATCTCTTTAAACCCAGATGCGTTATTACGCAAAAGCGGCACAAGCGCAGTGGCGTCAGATGCCATCGCTTCCATAAAGAACGTGAAATCTTGCTGGTTTGCCCCAGCCTTTTCAAGCGTGCTTGCGTAAAGCTGAAGCGCTTGCGGCCCTGACAAGTTGCGGAATTGATCTGCAGTAACGCCGACCAGTGGCGCGACCTGCTCAAAAAAGTCTTTCATGGGACCGCCGCCAGTTGCGAGAAAATCACCGACGCGGTCGTTCATATCCTTGATGATATCTGACAGTTTGTTTTGATCGATGCCGACCGTTTTGGCGGCAAATGCCAACTCTTGAAATTCTTCAGCGGTCGTGCCTGCGATCCGCGAAAGGTCGGCAATTTCTTTGCCCAGCGTAATTGCGTTTCTTGCAGCGCCAACGCTGACCGCCGCTGCAATAATTGGTGCAAGCCGTTTGGCCGCTTTGCCTAAGCTGTCAAATGACTTGGATGTGCGGCTTAGATTTTGCTGCGATTTTTTGGCAAATCTGTTGACGTTTTTCGTGCTGCGATCAAGCGCCTTTGTGAGCGCTTTATCTTGCGCAGATAAAATGATGTTAAGCTGCTCCGCGCTGATTGCCATTAGCTGCACTCTCCATCATTTGCTGTAATTCTGCTTTTGTCGGCGCGCCTGATCCCGGTGTCGCGGGTTCGTGCGCCTCTTGCCAACCTTGAAAAACTAAGAAGGCATCTTTTGGGATCATGTCACGAATTTCGTCAGGTTTAAGACCAGCGATTATTCCCGATTTAATCATCTGCCGCACGTTTAAGCGGCGAGGCTTTTCGCTGACTTTTTTTTTGATGCTGTTTCGTCGTTGACGTCTGGCATGAAAGCCACGCCAAGCACGGCCTGCGCGATCTGATAAAAGCGCAAAAGGCTTTCTGGCCCAGCCGCTTGAATTATTGCATCGGCCTCGGCATCTTTTTTGCCACCGCCGACCAGACCAAGCGCAAGCAAGTCGCGCACTTCTTTTGAATTTGGCTTTTGACCGCGATCAAAAAACCCTTCCCAAAGTTCAAAAATGCCTCTGTGCTTATTTTCAAAACGTTCAATTTCGCGGTTCCGCAAAACAAACGAATAAGAGGCGTCACCGATTGTCTCGACAACGCCTCCCCGTGGTGCTTCAGCGGTTATCATCAATCAGCGACAAATGTAACCAATGTGGAAGATGACAGGCTGATTGAAAACGTCACAGCGCCTTCAGTCTCGCCGCCCATCTCAAAACTATCAACGTGAAACGCGCCATAATATGCGCCAAAACTTGGCACAGTTATTTTGATATTTCTGATCGGGCTGGCCGACAGAACTAACGTGTTCATTGCGTCCAAGCTGGTCGTGCCAGCAAAAATGCCATCGCCTGATATAGTCATCTGTTTCAGACCAGACAGGCTCTCCGACCAAATCACGCCAGCTTCAGCGCCATCAACCGGCGTTGTTGCATCGATTGGGCTGTTGTTGATTGTTAAAGACTTTGAATTGATGCCTGCAATCGTTGTGTAAGTATCGTCTCCGTTTGCATCGCCATCGGCCTCGGTGCCAAGCGCCAGCAGCAAGCCGCGCCCAAGTTGCTTTGCCATTGTGTTGGCTCCTTCTGTGGGAAAATGGACGTCATCTCGACGTTCAAAAGCGGGTGCCTAATCCGCAGAAAGGCGTGAAAACCTAAGTGGTCTCCATCATCACGTTGAACGAAATGTACGCCGTATAGCCTCGGCCATCGGCATCGCGCTCAGCGAAATAATCATCAAAAATAAGTTCAATCAGGTTAAACCCGGTTGTTGTCACGCTGGCCTCTTGCCTGTGCAATGCAGTCCTGACAGCCTCGACAACTTGCGTGGCTTCAACGCGACCTGACGCGCTGCGAGAATGTGCGCGCATAGTTAAATCAACCCGCGCGCCTGTCTTGTCATCGACGTCAAAAATGCGTGGCTGCACCTCAACAAAGCGCAAATATGGAAACACAACATCTGCAGGCGGCTCGTCATATACGCGCGTCGATATCAGCGCGGTCAGATCGGTATAATTTATCAACCGCGTGCGAATACCTTTTTGCAGCGCCAGTCCAAAGCCGTCGGCCATTATGCTTTCTCCATTCCGATTTTGACCGCGCGTTTGATTGCGCGCTGAAATTTATCGCCAATGAAATTTCGTGTTGTTTGGATATATTTATAACCCTGCATCGACCCACGATCTTTGCGAGTTGCGCCATACGAAATGCTGACCTGCCTAATTGCGCTTTCTTTGGTGCCTGTGTTGAAATTAACAAAACCTAAAACGCCGTTGTCGTTGACCATGACGTGGCTCGTAATTGCGTCTATTGTTTTGCCGCTGGCTTTAGGCGCAATCCTGCGCGCAAAATTGCGATAACGTTTGGTTGATCGCCGCGTAACTTTTTCCAATTCCTCGCGCACCGTGTCAGGCATTTTTTTAAACTGCTTTGATAAAGCCTGCTGGCCCGTAACCTTCACGACGCAACGCCTTTTTCAAGCACAAACTCGCGCATTTCGCCCTTGGAGTCGGCCTGTGTGGCCGTCTGTATTGACCAAGTAATACCGCGCGCAATTACGCGATCTGCCGCTGTGATCGCCGCTGTGACGCTGTCTGAGCGACATAGCAGAATAGCGCGTGCCACGTCTTGCAGTGCGCCACCTTCAACCTGCCGCTGGCCTGTTTTTTCGGTCAACTCTGCAGATCGCGTCGCCAAGTCTGACCAGTTGTTATATTCGTTCCCATATTCATCAGAACCAGCATCAAGCCGCTGAAATGTGACGCGGTCGCGCAGCAATCCGGCTCTAGCCATACCAATGGCCCCGCGATTGACCCAGCATTTCGTCAAAGCCAAACGGCACGCTGATCAGCTTGTCGCCTTGCGTTGCCTCGCGGTTTTCGTACAAGTGCGCCACCAGCATCATAAGCGCGTGCCTAACGTTCTGTGGGACGCTGTGCGACGTGCCGCCATATCCACAAACGTATTGAATTTGAATTGCGTCATCCCGCTGAAATGTGGCCGGCCAGTTAAAGTTATTTTTCGGCGCAACGATTTTGCGCGTTTGGGTGCCGAGAACATTATAATTTGACAGCGTGTCAGTTTGTAGCGCGTTGTTGACGTCGTAATATTTGACCGCAGAGACAGACTGCACCGGGCCAAGCAATAGCGTTACTGTGCCGGGATTTTGCCCCAGCCATTGACCCCAAGTTTGCGTCATCATGCACGCACCCAGCGCGCCAGTGGCGTCAACGTAAGAAGTCGCAACATTGATCAGCCGCGCAACAATCACATCATCGTCGTTATGCTCAACGCGAAGTTGCGCCTTGGCCTCTGACAATAAAATAGGATCGGCAACGGCAGGCGTCACCAACTCAAGTGCGTGCTGTGCAGTCAGTGTCATTTTTTAGTTGCCTTGCTTTTAACAACTTTTTTGACCGCGCGTTCAATCTTGCTGGCGTTAATTACTGGCTCGGCAATTCCAGCCTCTATGTATCGCTTTCCTTCAGCGTCGGTCACTTCAATTTCATCGCCAAAGTTATGCGAAAAATCGGCACCTGCCATGCTGGTCAACATTCTAATTTTCATTTTGAAAAACCTTCCAAAAAAGGGAATGGGCAGGGCCATGATAGCCCCGCCCGATCTTAATTAAGCCGTGATCATGTGCTTGATTGCGGCGGTGTTGACCAAGCAACCATCGAAGCGGATATAACCAAGGATGCCGAAGTCAGGAGCAAAACGCTCACGCGCGACATAGATCGAAGGCGCGCCAACTTTGCGAACGTAAAACTTTGACATGTCACCAAAGATCATGACCTTTTTCGCAGTCGCCAAGCTGTCCATCGCTTGGTTGATCACAACATTGTAGCCGAGGAGCGAATTAGGAACCCCGGCTTGGAAGTTTCCCATTTGCCACAGGTAATTTCCGTTGCCATCTTTCAGCTTGCGCACAGCCGACAAAGTGCTGTCGTTCATCATGATCGCAGTGCTTGGCGAGGCGCGATAAGCTGGATCGACCGAATGGATCAGATCAAGGATTTCGTCGCCAGTTACAGCCGCAGTCGCCGCCGCAGTTTTGCCAAGTGTCGAACCTGTCACAATGCCTTCGACCGCGCTTGAACCAGAACCAGTGGTTAAGGCAGTGTTGGCAGTCCGACCCATGCGCTCGCCAAGCAATTCGCCAAGCAGGCTCTCCATGTTCAGCACACTGTCTGTGTTCAACTCGGCAGACCAGCGCAGCCACTCGGTGTCAAATGCGTATGCGCTGAGAGTTTTCTGCGCAAAAGTTGCATCCTCGCCGCCGTCATCTGTGACCGCGCCACCTTCAGTGTGCGCCGCCGCAGTTTTGGCAGTGTCATCAATGGTCGGAATG